TTGGGATCGGGTGCGGCTGCCGCTGCGACCACCACGACCCTTGCTTCTACCACTATTACTGCGAGTGGTGTCGTGTCCGTTGACGACACTACAACATCCACGTCAGGAACCACGGGTTCAATCCACACAGACGGTGGGCTGGGTGTGGCAGGTACGGCGTTTGTAGCGGGTGCAGCAACTGTGGGCGGCGCTTCGCAGTTCAACTCTACTGTAACCGTAGGGGTCGATGGTACAGGGTATGATGTCACCTTTTTTGGTGCCACCAGTGGAAGGTATATGCTCTGGGATGAGAGTGCCGACGCTCTTTTGCTTCCAGATAATGTTAAAGAAGTTTGGGGTACAGGCGGTGATTTTTCAATTTTCCATGACGGATCAAACACATATTTGACAGAAACAGGTAGTGCGACGGGTAATGTTTATTTTCGTGCGAACAATCTGGTGCTGTCGAACAACTCTAATGAACCTTATTTAGTCGGCGCTAGTGATGGTGCCGTCACCCTCTACCACAACAATGTTTCAAGTTTTTTCACACGGTCCGATGGAATTACTGTACCGGGAGCTTCAGCTTCCTCCACTATTGAAGTGGGAACTGGGCGTACCGGCAATGGTTATGCTTGGCTCGATCTTGTTGGCGATGAAACATATTCAGATTATGGCCTTCGCCTAATACGATACAACAGCGGCGCAAATGCAGGAAGTGATTTATATCACAGAGGCACAGGGTCACTCCGGCTTTTTGCAGATGAAGCCGCGCCTATTGTTTTTAGCACCGACAGCACAGAGAGAATGCGCATCGACGCCGTCGGCGCTGTCGGTATCGGGACGGCACCTAATGGCGGGTATATTACTGGGAATAAATTAGAAGTAAACTCTGGTACATTAGGAACCACTGCTACAAATATATCTAGTGCCCAACTTTCAACTGCGGCTACAGGTAATTTAGTAACACTACAATCATTTGCATATAGAACCGCAAATGGATCAGATCATTCTACAGCGGAGTGGCGTACTCAAAGAGTTGTCGATGCTACAAGACATTCATATATAGGGTATGGTTCTACCTACCTATCGTTTGGAACAAATGCAACTGAACAGGTGCGTATGAACTCCAGCGGCGACTTTATGGTGGGGATCACTTCGAACAACCCTGTTGCTTCTAGAGCAAATGGTTCTGCACTCGGAGCTAACGGTTCGCTTAGATCAAGAACGGCAACGGGGCAAAACTATTTTGGGCTTAGTGTTACGAGTGGTGTAAATCTGTATTTTTATACAGATAACGGGTCTGCTTTTGTTACGGGCGGAAATATTGCTACAAATGGGGGTACGACATCTTACAACGGAACTTCCGACTACCGTTTAAAAGATAATATCCAGCCTTTAACAGACGCCCTTAGCCGTGTTGCGCTATTGCAGCCTGTTAAATGGACTTGGAAAAAAGAGCTTGGTGGAACAGAATCTAATGGCGAAGGTTTTGTTGCTCATGAACTTGCTGAAATATTACCTATGGCAGTGACAGGCGAGAAAGACGCCGTGGATGCTGAAGGCAAGCCGGAGTACCAAGGAGTTGATCCCAGATTCTTGGTCGCCACTCTCACAGCAGCCATGCAAGAACAGCAGGTTATTATCGAAGCGTTAACAACACGAATAACAGCACTAGAAGGATAATTAAAATGGCTGCAACATGGTCAATAGTTCAACTCGATTACACTGTCTCTTTGGACAGCAAAACTAACGTCGTCACCAATATCCATTGGGACTGCACTGACAAAGATGCTGACGACAATCATGGCCGCACGTATGGATCTCAAGGCATTCCGACCGACGATCTATCAAGCTTCGTTGCCTACGACGACATCACTGAGGCCAATGCGATTGCGTGGCTGAAGGCTGCTCTTGGGGACGATGGCGTTAGTGATCAGGAAGATTCCGTAGCCGCTCAGATTGCAGTTCTCCAGACCCCGGTTAGCGGCTCTGGGTCACCTTGGGCAGCTTAATTTAAAGGATAATTAAAATGCCTAACACTTACGAAATGAAGATAACAAACCTCGAACGAACAGTAGAGGTCGGCGATCTCGATGATGTTATCTTCAGTATCCATTTTAGCTACAACGCTACAGATGGCGGAGACAAGCCGACCACGGGTGCCTTACAAGACTTTGTTAATTTACCTACAGCCGCAGCCGATGGCTTTGTAGCTTTTAAAGATGTGACCAAAGAAAAGTGCGTTGCGTGGGTGCTTGAGGGATTGGCAGCGCAAGACCCGGAAATCACTGAAGCCGATTTAAAGGCAAAGGTAGACGCGCAAATTACTAGAAAGAAGGCCCCTGTCGAAGTGACGGGCGTCCCAACGAGTTGGAGTTAGAATAATGGCAGACGAAGAAAAGAATGTCGTATCCATAAACGGCGAAGAGTACAGCCGTGAAGATTTTAGCGACCAGCAGAACTATATCGTTGAGCAATGCCGGGATTTACAAGCCAAACGTCAACAGGCGCAGTTCCAGGTTGACCAATTGACGGGTGCATTGGACTTCTTCACTAAAGCCTTAATTGAGAGTGTGTCGGATGACAGTAAAGAAGAAGCCAATGCCTTTGTCGGCTAAGGACGTCGGTGCTCGACTGGACACTCACGAGGCGGTCTGTGCGGAGCGATGGAAGGAGACCATTGAGCGCATTAAGCGGCTAGAGATGATTCTTATTGGCTCGGCGGGTGCTGGGTTACTTCTGATGGCTGGGATGTTGTGGAAGCTTTAGATGCCTTTGACAAAAGTACAATTTAAGCCTGGGGTTAACAGGGAAAGTACGTCTTTTGCTGACGCCCAAGGATGGTTTGATTCCAACCTAATTAGGTTCCGGAAAGGCCGCCCCGAAAAGATTGGCGGTTGGGCGAGGATTAGCGGATCGTCTGTTCTAGGCACAGTTAGGTCTCTTAAATGCTGGATCACCCTGAACGCCCTCAAGCTGATGGGGACCGGAACCACTTCCAAGTTCTACATCGAGAATGGCGATTCCTTTTATGACATTACGCCTATTCGTAGCACCGCTACGTTAGGTACAAACCCTTTCCTTACAGGAAGTGCAGGTTCCGGAATTATAACGGTGACTGCGGCGAGCCACGGTGCGGCGGTTGGAGACTTTGTAACCTTCAGTGGTGCGACGGCCACCGATGGTCTTACGACTGCCGACTTGGACAGAGAGCAAACAATCTCCTCTATCCTTTCTGCTAATAGCTACACCGTTGACACGGGAGGTACGGCCACTTCCGGATCAACAGCGGGAGGCGGCACTGCTGTAATAGCCAATTACCAGATTCATGTTGGGGCGGAGGCTGTGCTCTCACAAGCCGGATTTGGTGCGGGGTTTTTTGGTGGACAGACCCTAACCTATTCCCAGACGACCTTGGACGGTGGCATCAATGCAAGCGTCACATCCATAGACCTCACGTCTGCGGCTCTTTTTGAAACAGCATCAACCACGACTTCAGCCGCCGTTGCCGTTGTAGATCAGATTATACGTCTTTCAGACTCTTCCGGTTTCCCACCCAGGGGCACCATACTTATAGGCAGTGAGTATATCCGGTACGGCACGAATGCCGGAAACATTCTTGGCGAGGTTACAAGAGCCGATGACGGCACCACGGCGGCTATCCATGCCAGCGGTGCCACAGTAACCTTTGTGGGTCTTATCCTGATTAATGACGAGCTTATAAAATACACAGGAAAATCCAGCAATGACCTGGATGCTGGGATTGTTCGCGGTGTTCGAGGCACCACCGCAGCGGCACATGCCGATGATGATGTAGTCAAGGAAGCCAATGGGTTCTACGGTTTTGGTATCGCGGTCGTCCCCTTCACCACCGGCGAGACCCGACTTTGGTCTCAGGACAACTTTGGCGAAGATCTGTTACTGAATGTTCGCGACGACAACATTTACTACTGGGACGCCACACTAGGTATAACTAACAGGGCGACGGCCTTGAGTGCTCAGTCTGGAGCCTCTGACGCCCCGACCCTTGCCCGTCAAGTTCTGGTGTCCGATACCGATAGGCACGTTATCTGCTTAGGTGCCAACACTTTAGGGACCACGGCCCAAGACCTTTTGCTGGTTCGCTGGTCTGACCAGGAGAACTCCGTCGATTGGACCCCCAGAGTAACCAACACGGCGGGCGACCAGAAGTTATCCTCCGGGTCAGAGATTATTACAGGCATTGAGACCCGCCAGCAAATCCTGATATGGACGGATTCGTCCTTGTACAGCATGAGGTTTGTAGGGCCACCCTTTACATTTTCCTTTAATCTCTTGGCAAACAACGTGTCGGTCATCTCACCAAATGCTGTAACGGCTATTGGAGATCGTGTCTTCTGGATGGATACCGAGAACTTCTTCATGTTCGCGGGCCAGATACAGACAATCCCTTGCACGGTCCTTAGATATGTCTTTGACGATATTAACCTCGACCAATCGTTGAAGTTCTTCGCTGGTGCAAACCGTATGTTCGATGAGGTGTTCTGGTTCTATTGTTCCGCCGACAGTGAAGACATAGACAGTTATGCAAAGTATAACTACGCCGATAACACCTGGGACATTGGGTCCTTGGCACGAACCGCTTGGGTTGATTTTGGCTTACACAGCAAGCCTCGTGCGGCGGGAGTTGCGGATAGTCTCAACTATATATATTCCCACGAAACGGGGACCACGGACGATGGGGAGGCCATGGAGCCCTTTATTGAATCCTCGGTGTTTTCCATTGGTGACGGCGAGCAGTTTTCGTTTATAAGCCGCCTTATTCCTGACATAGACATAGCAAGTTCTGACGCCGCCACTACTGTAAACTACGTGTTGAAGAGCCGGAACTTTCCGGGCGAGAGCCTTTCCACGAACTCCACGAGTGCTGTTACAAGCACCACGGATCAGGCTTTTGTACGATCCCGGTCCCGTTCGTCGGTTCTCCGGGTTGAGAGTAGCGCGAGCGACATACAGTGGACCTTGGGCGATCTCCGGTTGGACATCCGCCCAGATGGCAGGCGCTAATGGCGCGGCTACTTGAAACGACACTTCCTCTGGTACAGCCGGAGTACGATTTTGAGACAATGATACGTCTGGTTAGCGACATAGAGAATGCCCTGACGAAGACAGACCTACCCGCTGTTATTAGCGGGGAAGATGACACCAACGGCTTGAACTGGTTTATGGACTGATGGCTTCTGCCTACAAAAACATAGTCACGACGGTTGGATCGACAGGTGATGTGACGGTTTACACCTGTCCGGCGGCCACGGTTGCTATGGTCAAGGACATTAACTTGTACAATAGCCATACCGGGTCCATAGTGGTACTGTGCAAGATAACCGATAGCTCTGCTTCGGCCACGGTAACGCTCCAGAAGGTGACACTGGCTACTTTAGCCTCCACCTCTGCGTCCGCAGATGCGTCCTTCTCAGGACCTTTCGTCCTTGAGACAGGTGACACGCTCATTTTTAACTGTGCTATAGCGGCGAAGATTATGGTCTTTGCGAATATCTTGGAGCTTTCGTAATGTTGAATACCCCTAAGTATTCCGGCGAACCTACACCGCAGGCTTTGGCCTCTGGTCTGGCGACATTGGGTCGCTATGGTGATGAGTTCATGGTTCACGCGGCTGAAGGTGAGACCGTAATACCACCGGAGATTTTTGAAGCTAATCCTCAACTGAAAGCAGACCTGTTTCGCCAGATGGCGATGATGGGGATCAAAGACCCCAACCGGTACGTTGTTGGAAACAGCCTTAACTCTATTAACCCCCTTACAGGGCAACCAGAGTTTTTCTTTAAGAAGATATTCAAATCCATAAAGAAGGTCTTCAAGAAGGTCTTGCCAATTATAGCGCCTATTGTTGGTAATATGATTCTGCCTGGGTGGGGCGGAATGATAGCTTCAGGCTTGGTAACCAAGATGCAAGGTGGCTCTTGGGGTGATGTTCTAAAAGGCGCGGCCATTTCAGGTATTGGTTCGTTGGCCATGGGCGGCCTCAGTGGAGCCATGAGTGGTGGCGCAGGCGGAATCTCTTCGGGCATGACTGGAGCGTTTGCTAATCCGTTCTCCGCTGCGAGTTATGGAACCGGCTGGAATCCTTTAAGCGGTGAAATGCCTTGGAACGCTTCCGGCACACAAACCAGCCTATCCAATCTTACGGGTTCTGCACCTACTGCACCCGTTATGGATCCCAGTTTTGGAGCACTACCTCAATTGCAGGCTCCCACACTTTCGACCGGTAGCGCGGGTGAGTTTGTTGGCGGTACTTACGTTGGTGGCGGTACTCCTTCAGGAATTACCAGTGCTATCCCTGGAAGTGAGTTGATTTCAGGTGCTGGTACTCTGTCTGGAATGGGTCCGGACGCTATTATGGGCCCCGGTGGTGGCCTTCCGATGAGTGCTCCTGCGGTAAAATTAACGCCCCAGTTCCCTAGGACCTCTGCCGTAGGAACAGAAGGAAACCCTTACACTACTCAGACGGTTTACCCCCCTACTCCGGACCCAACGACTGCTGCCATTGCTGACGGAATGGATGACTTTGGTCCGGTATCAAGTGAGGCC